CGGCAAGAGGAGCTATTAACTCAGAAGACGAGTCACGAAGCTCTTTCATACTGCGGCCGAAAGCGTTCAGTTCCTTCCCAATCTTGTCCAAGGGATGCGTCAGCTGATCTTTCAGCTGCATCACCATTTGCAAGAGATATGTTTCACCGCCCGCCGCCATAAGCTTCCCGCTCCTCGTCAGATATTTTCTTCGTCATCTCGGCGTATTTCGCAATCCGATCAAGGGACAGCACGGTAAATTCCTCCGGAGACATACTCCAGAACCGTGCCATCCGAAAGATCGAGACCTCAACGTCCTCCAGCGACGCCACCCACTGGAGTGACACCGAAAAGAGGCATAACTTCAATCGCCAGTCTCTGCGCATCCGCGTAGGTAAGCTCCGTAAGAGCTTTACCCTCAACAGTCGTACAGAGAATTTCGGCATAAGCGAGCACGTGCTTCATAGCCGTACCCGGATCCTCATCAGCCTTAACCCCGATCGCATCAAGTTTCTTCATGTCACCATAGGTCGGGACACGAAAAGTAAGCTCGTCATACTCGTTACCCTTCCACTTAATCGGGTCATTCGGTTTAAAGGTGATCGGTTTCATGACCAGTCTCCTTTCAGCCCGGTGAAGGTAAGAGTGATCTTCCCGTCTTCAGGCGTGAATTCGATCGAGTCACCAGAAAGAAACGCATTCGAAAGCGTGTACTTCCAGCCGTTTGCGAATTCGGCGAGGATCGTCATATCAGACGCTTCGATGATCTTCTGGAGCGGAAACTGGTTATCAACATAAAACGTCCCCTTCAAACTCGGAGCAATGGTCTTCTTGGTATACCCAAGGACCCGACCACTCGCAATGACCGCTTCCTTCGAAACAGTGTTAACCGGAATTGACAGGGAGCCTTCTACACTGAGCTCCTGACCATCAACGGTGATATAGCAAGTACCGCCAATAATTTGATTAGCCATTCATTTATCTCCTTAATTCAGACGAAACTGGGCGAGGACAGCGAAAATCCTCAGCTGGTTGACCAGGTTGGGCGGGAGCAGCACGTTGACTCGATTGGGATCATTCGCGTCACGCTCAACAACCAGGGCTTCCTTGAAAGCGTCCAGATCTTCCACAAGCGCCTGATCCTCAAGTCCCTGATACTCAGCGATCAGCTCAGAACGGATAATTGACGGAGTCACAACTGCTTGACCCGGACCAAAGTGGGTGCCGTCGGACGCCAGCTTGTGACGCGGGTACTTGGACGTGATCACGCTCTTCAGCTGTCTCAGGATGTAAGCCAGGGTGGACAGCGTATTGACGTCGAAGTAAGAGTTATCTGCCGCGCCAAAAGCGTTCGTCTTATAGGTCGTCGTAGTGCGTTCAATTCGAACGTAGCTATCCTGGGTGTAGGTCGTCGCAATGCCGTTATTAAGGAGCGTGTTACGTTCCATCAGGCTGAATCGGGTACCCACAGGAGCGGGAGTGATACCGATGAGCTCAAGCGTCTGGAGCGGACGAGCCGGGTCATCATTCAGCGCCTTGGCGGCACGCGCGGCATAAGCGGCCAGAACTTCAAAGCAGGTTCCAGGCACCGTATTCTCAAGACCGATTACCGTCTCATGCTGATTGTTCCGCCCCTTGCCAAAGGCGACAAGATCAGACACATCGCCGCGCTTAGCGGTAAAGACATGACCATAAAGCTGACGCATGGGACTCCAGCGTCCACTCGTGTCATTCATCTCTTCAGCCATGGTGTTAAGGCTGGAAGTGTCAGCAAAAGGCATGGCGATGACGTCATACTGCTCTTCGCCCATTGCCTTGATCACGCCATCAAGCTCAGGGATACCGGTACCGCCAGAGAAGATGCTGAGCTGAACAGCAAGACCTTCAGGCAGTTCTTCCCCCGCGGCATAGCCTTGGAAATTGACTGCGAGTTTCAGATCGTTACCGATCAGGCCGGCATTCTTGGCGTTGAAGGTAACAACACCAGCGGATGCCGCGGCAGTCACCGGCAGATCCGGGACAGCGTTCACAGACGCGGCCACATTCGTAGCGATCGTCGTGAGGGTATCGTCAACAGCGACAGCAGTCTGAATGCGGGTGCTGCCGACGTAGAGGTACACAGTGCCGGCTTCTGTCGGAGCGCCAGAGAACGTCGCCGTGGCGGACGCCTTGGTGCCGGACGGATCGGCGACCGGGATGCACCAGACTTCGCCAATCGTGTCGTTCTTACGATAGAAAGTGTTCATGATGGCGAGCTGGGAGCCGTGACCGAAAAGATCAGACGCCTGAGACGCGGACGAAACCAGAACGGGTTTCAGCGCCTCAGCCTTGCCGCTCGTCATCTGCCCAATCAGCAGGACTTTCAGGGCAGTGGTAGCCGTGTTTGCCTGCGAGTTATCAAGTTCCGCATAGAAAAGCGGAGCCCTAATGTTGGACGGAATATTGCTGAAAGAAACAGCCATTTAAATTACCTCAGGTTGAAGATGCTTTGAAAAGCGTGGCAGTCAAGGCGTTGTCGTCTCCGTCAGTCGCAGAGAAAGATTTGGCAGAAAGCCGGACTTCAGAAAGCGTCGGAAGCGCGTCAATAATTCGCGCTTGGGCGGTAATGCTTCCTGTGAGCAGTTCGTCGTAAGAAAAGTCGAGGTTTTCAGCGAGCCGAGCGCCGTTGCAAGCGTTGCTGTTCACTGTCTGAGAACCGAAACAGACAATCTTCCCCGTGAATTCCGGGTACCCAAGCGGAAGACCCAGAATCGCGTGGAAAACCTGTTCCTTCAGTTCCTCGATGTAGTCGTGACCGGTCTTACCCAGAACGTCATCCTGTGTCAGAGACACACAGACCACGACCGTGAACTTATTCGTAATCTGCTGCCGGTATTTGGTCGATGTGGTCGCCGGATCAGACGAAACCCCCGCGGGGAGAACGAAAGCGCACGGCAAACTGGGGTTCACCTTGTCATCGATATTGAACCAGGCGAATGTCCCGAACACCCGACGTTCAAAATCCGGGCAGTTCTCTCTGAGACACTCAATGATTGGTGCGAGTTTCATCGGAATCGAATCTCCTTAGCCGCCAAAGCCTCATTCATGAGCCCAGTAAGGTTCTTAAAGAGCAGACCTTTGCCGACGTTGTTGCCGGCATCAATCACAAAGTTCGCGCGCGGCTGAGCGACCTTTTCACCAACAGTCTTCCGATGATCCCGATCATCTTTCGCGGTTCGGACTTTGGGCCTTCGATGGCCGTAATAGACGTAAGCGGGATAAAAATGCTCACCCATCGCCGGGATCTTGTAGGGCTTGACGGTCACCGTGTAACCCGGACGGGATACTTTCGCCTTGATGGATCGTCTGAGAACACCGCTTTGACGACCCGGATACTCACCTGGCTCCGACACTCCCTTCTTCGACACCAGCCTTTTCGCTTCTTTAGCGACAAGAGAACCGTTTTTGCGAAGTCCCTTTTTCAGAGTCTTGATATCGAAGTCCGGATACTTAAAGCCATTCGGGAATGTGATTTCGAGATTAAGAAGCGCCATCGTACTGAGCCTCGCATTCAAGAATGGTGAACCGGTGCTGGGCTTCCATATCGGTTGCCCTCTTCACCAGATACCAAACGCCTTCGCACTGAACCTTCGTGGTGTGCTTGAAGTCTTCCGGACGGGTTCCTTTCCCATACCGGACCGTGAATCGATGGGTGATCAGGAAATCCGCCTGGATCGACCCCCAGTAATTCACGCCGCCAACCACCTCAACCTTCGCCCACGTGTCTGTCAGTTTTGTGAGCGTATCGGCGTAGCCTGAATCCCCGGTTGGAGCCGTGCTCAGCGTGTAGATCCCGATTCGGCGTCGCAGTTCACCAATTTGAGGCAGTTTCATCCGCTATCTCCACGTCCGATAAGGATCGAGAAGCCGGTCAACAAACGGGT